CGTAAGCTTTAACTGATTGCTGTGTGGGAATAAGTGTAGCAGAGTTAGAAGACATATTATCTTCATCAACAAATGCTGTTACAGTGATTGTACCATCTGATAAGTTAGCAAAGGTAATGTCACCTGCAGATGCACCACCAATAGTTACACCATCTATCGTACCACCATTAATATCTGCTGAAGTAAGTGTGATAGAAGCAATTGTACCACCCTCAACTTTATCACCAGAGATCTGATCATTAGCTAATGTAAATGTACCAGAAGATACATCAAGTGTTTTACCTGAACCTACTGTAATGTCTGAGGTAGCAATAGTAGCACCATCAATAGTACCACCGTTAATGTCTGCAGTATCAGCTACTAGAGAATCAATATTAGCAATACCATCAATGTAAAGGTTACGCCACTCTTTACCTACTTCACCTAAGTCATAAGTATCATCTGCGTCAGGGATTACATGAGAAGCAATCTCAGAGTTTAACGTAATGCCATCTGTATCTGCATCACCTAATGTGATATTCCCACCAAGAGTAATATTACCAGCTACATCAAGATTACCTGCAAAGTAACCATCTTTAAAACGAAGTGATGTAGTACCAAGGTCAATGTCGTTGTTAGTTACAGGAACAATAACACCATCTTGAAATCTAAACTGCTCAACAGATGTACCTGAGACATTAATAGAAAATTTAATACGATGATTAGTAGAATCTATTTCAATTTTATTTTTTGCTGTACCTACACCTGCGTCACCTAAAAATCCAATAATTGGACCTTCTGCTGCAGTACCGTCATGTGCGTGACCACTGGTTGCATTAAATGCAGCAACAAGTTGATCAAACTCATCATTAGAGTCTGATGCTTGAATAATGTCACCATCTGTATACGTACTCTGACGTGAGTAACCTGCCATAATTTATCTCCTAGCGGCTGCTTTAAATTCTAACTGAAAGCCTTTTAGTGAATAAGGTACTGATATACCATTATCCACAACACGTAATGCTATTGCAAAACCTGAACCTTCTATTGGTTGTCTAATCAATGGGTTTGACTGACCACCATATGTAACTGTTCCGTACTCACCTGTTCCGTACAAAGCTACAACTTTACTTGAGTCAAAAGGGTAAGCTGCAGGTCTTGCAGAGTTAGGATCTTCGTAGTCATACCTCACAAATAAATCGGAGTTTACAGACCCTTCAGGTGCATAGTTAATTACTGTACGTTGAAATTGTTTTCTAATTCCTGCATCACCCATTGTAATATCTGGCGACCTATATCTTCCAATAATAGTAGTGCCATCAAAAGTATTACCTTGTTCTTGCTGATATACATAGCCATCGTAACCACCATGTACTACATAAACAACACCATCTTCATTTATATGATCTGTACAGGAAGGTTGAATACCTAAAGTTTCAGCAAACTCATAACCTTCTGCAGTCCTGTGGGCAATAACACCTTTAGTACGTTCTTTAGTTCTTGCATCATTACCTGATGTATCACAAAAGAATATTCTATACTGAGTTTTATCAGGTACAATTAATGAATCAAACTCACTAATATCTGTATAAATATTAAATAGTTGATGAACAGGTGTACTAATTGAACCTAACTCAACGTCACCAATTCTTTCAGTACCAGCTACAGTTCTTAAACCATCTCGCCCTAAGAATACAATATCACCAGCAAACTCTTGTATAGTAAAACCATTCATACAACCAATGTTTCTAGCTACAGGTTGTAGTACAAAATCAGCTATCGTATTTCCGTCAAGTCTAAATATACGTTCTTCACAAAAAATAAATAAAGAATCACGAAAAGGAAATATACCTGTAATAGGACTATCTACTCTAATAGAACCAGCACCATTAGCAGCAGAAAAATCTGTAGGTGCATAAGGAGCAGTAAATATTAGCTCTTGTGGATTAGATGACATACCTGCAAAAAATAGTGCATTTTTAAATCCCGTAACAAATTGAGGGTCTGCAGGTGAATTAGTAGTATTAATATCTGTTACTGAATTACCCGATGTAAATAAAGAAGCACGATTAGCACCATCAGCAACTACAATTGTAGGAGTTCCATTTAGATTATATCTAAAGTGAGTATACTTTTTTGCGTTTGTTCTACCGCTATCTATCTCTGTCCAATACTGAGTTACTACTGCATCATCTGCATGAACTGCTGCACTTGTACTATTAGCACCACGAGTACAACCTATAAAAGTTACAGAGTCAATACTGGTATAAGTAATTTGTTCAGTGCCAATTAAGATAGTACCAGTGCTACTAAAACCTTCAGTACTATTTACAACAACACTTGTTGCTGAATTAGTTGTAGATCCATTTGTATTTGTACTACCATTAGAAGCCCTAAATATTTTAGTACCTCTAGCAGCTATAACTTCTCCCTCATGAAAAGCAGACAAAAGAACTTTTTCTGTTGAAGATGCACTTTGAGGTACAATATTAGTATTCCATTTTATGTACCCATTAATACGTCTATACCCACCTTTAATATCAGGCTCAAAATTTTGCAACTCAAAAGCCTGTCCTGGTTGCATAGTAAAAGTAGATCGGTTAAGAACTAACCCACCTTGACAAGGAAAAATAAAAGGATTTAGACCTGCTTCATCTGCCATTAAACTAAAGGTCTTCCAATAGGTGATCTATGTATTATAGTTGAACGGATATAGTCTGTCCTATTTGACAGTAAAGTTTGCATACTTTTAATACCTTGTTCAAAACGGGAAAAATTTAATTGATATTCTGAACCTTCACCACGGTATTGATAACCAAAGGCTGTAGCTCCATCTACAATTACTTGTCGATATTGTTCAGGTATTGTAGGTACATCTGTTGCTGCACTAAGGGCTGTTGTGTATACATAGTATTCATATTTTAAAGAGTATGCTTTATCTGGATAAGGGTACAAACCAAATTTATTATCTGGTGTTCTAAATACATGAGTAGGTACACCACCTACATCTGATTTATCTTCTTGATCAACAAACCTTTTTAAGTATTCTTTATAATCTAAAATAATAAGAGATCCACCTTGTACACCTAAAGACGGATTATCAACAAGCCTAAAAGTATCATAATCTACATGTTTAGCTGTAGTAGGTATAGCATATCTAGTTGTACCAGCTACAAGAACTTCTGTTTGAGTATCGTGATTATATGGCCAACCAAACTCACGAGTATTAATATAGTTAATAGCATCATTAACTGCATTCTTACACTGAGTTTGAAACCCACGAGAATTAACAAAATTTGATGAAGTTAATGCTACCTCATTAAATCTAGCTAAGACTTCATTTGTAAGATCTAAATAGTTATATGCCATTGTGTTTCCTTAAGATAACCTAAAGGGGCCACTCGAAAGCAGCCCCTAAAGTTATTTATGCAAGCGTATCACGGTCTACTTCCGCAGCAGCTTTAGTAGCACCCATTGGGGCATATACTACAAAGAACTGGAAAGAACCTGCTGATGGAGCATTTGAACCTGCAAGTAATGCAGTAATAGTCGTATCAGCAGTTGTGACATTTGTGATACCGTTTACTGTGGTAGTAGTGGCACCTAATGTTTTAGCACCATTAATATCAGCAGTACCAAGCATGTCAACGTCACCACCTGTTACACCGTAACTTACTGCATTAGCACCACCAATGGTAGCTGCAGCAGTACACTCAGAACCAGCAGCAAGAACCACACAGTTACGTGGAACTACACCGATTTCGTGAGTTGAGCTAGTGGTAAGATCACCGTGAGCAATCACGGCAGTTTCAATACGAACTGGAGATTGTAAAGCCATTGTTTAGTCCTCCCTTATGCCAAGTTATATTTGGCGTTGACAAGAGCTTCTGGACGAAGGATCTTGCGGCCGTATAGATGCATACCACGAACGATGTCAGCAAAGCTGTCAGGGTCACGATAAGTTTCAGTCTTATTGATTTGCTCCGCAGTTGCGACAGCAGAATCATGACCAGCTACGATAACACCGTAGTTAGCGTTTTGGTTTGCAGTACCTGTAGTACCTGAACCAGTACCAACTGAAGGCAGGTTGCTTGAAGT